AAGGCGAACCGCGCGACTATGGAGAGTGCCACCAGTCATCAGGGCGAACTTGCCCGAGAACTTCGGCATCTTGTCTGCGGGCAACTTCCCAGCCATAACCTTGGTGATGGTGCCACAGTCTCGTCCGCCGAGGTCGAAACCCTTGAAGTCCTTGAGGGTAAGCTCGTCGCCCATAGTGTCGCGAATGTGAGCGATAAGTTCGCCGACTGATACTGGTGAAATGCTGTTTTCGAGCGCTGATTCGATTGGTGTTCCGCTGTTCTTGATGAGCTGGTAGGCGACTACTGCGTGCTGGTTCTCGGTGAATACCACGTTGTCTGCGATGGCTGCGTCGTAGAGAGCCTTAAGAGCTACTGACCAAGTTGCATAAGAGTTGCGGACTGGCTTCAGCGTTGTCTGGGCCTGGTCTTCGACGACAACCGTGTCGTTAGAGTGAGGTGTGTAGGAGAAGGAGTTTCCCATTTTGAATATGTGTGTGTGATTGGTTTGGTGTTAGGTTGGAGATTGTGCTCTAGAAATCCGGATGAAAATGAAATCAATTTTGTCTGTAAACTGGGGTAGTTCCCAAAGAATACTAGAGTTTAACTACTTAAGAATTATAATTATAATCAAATCATAATCAAATCATAAATAAATCATAAATAAATTAATGTCCTTACTTGACGACGACCTATTCATAGATAATAATATATTTAAACCTATAGACCTAGATGATATTGACCAAATATATGATTCATGGAAGGAAACTGAAGATACTACTTTGCGTCTTCGCCGTAGAAGTGAAATACGTAATAAAATGGTAGAATCAATAGATAAATTGAATAATGATATAAAAAGGGTAAATGAATCTAGCGAAAAATACAACAATTACGTAAAGTCTAAAAAACAGGAAACTAATAATTGTTATTTTCTTGGACTTAAAATAATTACAATAGCCGGCGCGAATTTAGCGGCGTATTATTACTTTTTTTGCTAATCCGCACCATAATCCTTTAAGTCCTCCTATATTTTTATTCCTTTAATACCGTGAAATTGAAAATCACTTAAAGTTATATAATCAGGTATAATTATCAAAAAACATGCCTGCCAAAAAATCATCATCTGCTAAATCAACTGCTTCATCAACCGCCGCTGCCGCACCAGCCCCAGCTAAGAAGGCTCGTGCCTCAAGCCCAAAGGCTTCAGCCTCCAAGACTACTGCCACTAAGTCATCATCCGGCAAGGGCTCTGGTAAGGGCTCAGCCAAGAAGGCCGCCGCCCCAGCAACTCCAACTCCAGCACCAGCTCCAGCTCAGGTCGCTGCCCCAGCAACACCACCATCAACAGCCGACTCAACTGACAGCTCAGTAGCTCTAGAACAGTCATGGGATGGTATCCAGACCCAGTTCACCAGTCTTACAACTCGCCTCGCTGAGTTCAAGACAACTTACACTTCACTCGTTGCCGACCTCAAGACCCTCCAGAAGGACGTCCAGCGATACATGCGCGAAGCCAACCGCAAGCAGAAGCGCAAGCGCAAGGCTGCCACCCCAGCCGATGGTGTCAAGCGAGCACCAAGCGGTTTCGCCAAGCCAGCACTCATTAGTGATGAACTCTGCAACTTCCTCGGCAAGCCATCAGGAACAGAAATGGCACGCACCGAAGTCACAAAGCACATTACATCATACATCAAGGAGCACAACCTCCAGAACGCCGCCAACAAGCGCGAAATCGCACCAGATGCCAAGCTTAAGACTCTTCTTAACATCGGCAAGGGTGATGTCCTTACATTCTTCAACCTCCAGAAGTTCATGAAGGTCCACTTCCCAAAGGCTTCAACTGCTAGCGCTTAATTAATTCATTTAATTCATTCAATTCATTAAATTCATTCGTCGTCAAATAATATTTTATTTTTATTAATTTAATTCTACAATTATAGTAGCATTACAGTATGTTTGAGTATTTGTATTATCTCGTGGAAAAGTTTTTATCACTCTTTAAAACTAAAGAAGAAGATGATATACCTGATAATGAGCTAACAAAATTAATACTTGATAACAAAATCCATCTTAAGGACCTCATCAATATAAAAAGTGAATACACTAGAGAAGGCTTACTAGAAATCCTAAGAACAGAGTATAGAATTATAGTTAAACGCATGGACCAAAGTATAGAATGCGAAGCCATACTTTTCGAAGATATTGAAAAAAGAACATTCCTTCAAGACATTATAGAAAAACTTGAAAAACTATTAGAATCAGACAAATAAATCTGCTCTCGTTTTTACACCTTCAACTGTTATTTTTGAATCATAGTGTTTTAATGGTTTCTTCACTTTACTTCCACTACTTCCGCTAAGTAAGTCATCAAAAGCACCTGACATTAATAGTTCTACTGGACTCTTGACGCCTGCTATTTTTTTACTATCTGTTTCGACTAGTCTCCAGTCAATAACTATATCTCTTGTTCCATCCTTAACATTTTGCCCTTGGAATTCTCTGGGAATAAGACCACTCAAAAAATCATTAAATTCAGGATTTCTCTCCTCTGTATAGAATACACTTGATAAACGATTTAATAAATAAAACAAATCATAGTGTGGTTTATATTCACTAGTTAATCCAATAACTCTTGAATCTTCCTTTAATGACTTACTACAATCTAATACCTTATAATCCGCCTTAATTAATTTATCAACCAACGGAGGCTGACGGCAATTCCTTGTTTTATCACTGGCCGCGAAATCAAAATCAATCAGTTTTATTCTATCGCCATTATTCTTTAATCTATATGTTTTACCGAGTATAGTATAGTGTAAATATCCATCAGGCTTTGAACTCCTATCATAAACCAAAACATTATCCTCTTTTAAATCTCCATGCTTAAATCCCTTGTTGTAATATTGTATTACAGCTAAAGTGTACACAACCTGGAATATTACTTCTTTTAATTCTGTTAAGGTTCTAATATATCTAGTATGGTCGAAAAGGTCGTAATGTCCTAATTCCATCTTTGTTATAAGAATAGAGTCTCCGTCTTTTATCTTAAACCTTAGACTCCACTCAATAAATTTTTTATATAAGTCAGCACTCTGGTTTTCTAATAACTTTTGAAAAAAACCACATTTGATTTGTGAATAAACTCTATTAATATGTGGAGTGTATTTTAATAGTTTCATTAATTCACGATTAATTTCAAAATCTATCTCGGGTTGAGTTTTCTTTTTTGAATGACGAGACACACGAGAAAATTTAACAGTTTTTCTTTTTTGTAAACTACAATATGGTTTAGAACCACAATATGAAAAAGTTATTCCTGTAGAACCACTACCTAGTTTCTTTATTATAACCCCACGTTTCTCTAATTTCTTTTTAAAAGATTTACAATCTCTGTCGTTAACAGTCATTAATATAAATACATATTTTAATTTATTCAGTTATTGTATCATATAACTCTAGTAATACTACTCTTTTGTTATTTTCTAAAACCTCTTCTGCGTTTTCACGTTCTAATGAATAGTTTATTGTTTCACAACTGAGTTCTATCTTTTTACCTGTTCTAAGGTCTAGTTTGTTTTGTATTAATTCAAAACCTTTATCAAAAGGTATTTCTGTGCTCTTCAATACTTTAGTTCCTTCCGTTGTATCTAGGTCAGTTTCATTACACTTTACCTCTTCTAATTTAATAACATCACTAGATAAGGTTAATCTAAACTGATAGTCAAAACTGTCATTTGAATAATAGGGATATGAATAAAATGTATCTCCTTCACATTCATTTGAAATGTCATCTAATAAAGAAAAATCGGGATGTGATACTAGAGTTTCTTCATCTGAGTCAAGATTTAATTCTTCAATAATCATAATATTCTATTACACACTTAATTATATTTTTTTTTCAACGAATATATTAAATGATATATATTGCTACATTTTGGATTATTGTATTATTGTTATTTATACTATTTTATATTAAATATCAATACCAAAAATTAGAATACACCGAAGGTTTCTTTGGTGATGCTGGGATTAGTCATACACTTAAAGTAAAAAAAGCTATTGACCCCCAAATGGGATTAATGTATAGAGAAAAACCATTAAAATCCGGAACAGGGCTACTATTTGATTATGGAAGATACGGTATGTTCTCATTTTGGATGAAAAACACCTTCATTCCATTAGAAGTTATAGCATTAGACCATGAATATCGAGTAATGGGTGTTATTCGCGATATGAAACCTAAGTCCACTAAATCAAGGACCCTAGATAAACCTTTTAGATATGCTATTGAAGTTAATAGCGGATATTCAAATAAAAAAGGAATTGCGGTAGGAGACAGGATTATACTAGAATATATTGACAACTTGTAATTAATAATAATAATAATTTAATTCAATTCATTCGAGTAATAAAATGTTTCGAAATAACCATTCTTTGTATATTTATCATTTGGTACACCTAGTTCCAGCCATTCATCTGCGCCTTTAGTTCTTGAATCAAAATATTCATTTTCTATTGCCAAATAGTCTCCAGTTATTTCTGTATCTGGATAGACACCTTTATTTCTATCATACCAATCTTCGTTGTCGAAAACATGTTCTGTTAAATACTCCATCAAATCTTCCATATTCTTTCCTTCATAAGGTGGGTCGCATTTACGAAGTTTTGAAATGTCTATTTCTAATGGGTCTGATGCTCTTTTTACAGTATAAAATTCGCATTTTCTAAGAAAAACCTTTTTGCTTGACATTATAATTAGACTATTTATACACTTTATTCTTAAGTTTATTTACAATTTTTGGAATGATTGCCTCCTCTTAAACCCCCTCCTGATTGTCTACACTCATTTGCTATTAACTTTAGGTCCACGCGTGAAGCGTTTTTTCCTCTTATACTCTTCTTTGTTTCCAATAGATTTTCAGCTAAATCAGGATAAATAGGAGCCTGAACGTTAACCTTATATGAATCTCCTTCTATAGGAGTAAATCTAGCAAAATTATTTCCCAAATAACTTCCTTCGTTGGGAATATTATTTAACTGGTTAAACATGAACCTTGGGTTTAAATCTACCTCTTCTTCTACTTCCTCTACAGTCTCCTCTTCTTCCTCTTCTTCGACAAGAACAGGTTTCTGTTTTAAACATCCCTGAATACCATCAACAAAATTGCTACTACATTTGTTTTCGCATTTCACTCCTTTACAATCAGCTAAGCATTCCATTACATCGCTAGAATGGCTTCTCATACAATCTAACTGAGTGTCTGTTAATTTATCAAATTCAAGGAATTTCCATAATGTAAGTCCACTAGCACCCATTACCGCCTTACTACCTCCCGATTTTTTACTCTTTTTACTTCCAGGTGTTGTTCCTGGTTTACTATTTTCGTTGTCATTATTACTGTTATTATTGCTAGGGTCGCTTAAAAATTCGTCAACGTTATTACTTCCTGTTCCATAAGCCTCATTAAAATCAGTTGAAGCCTGAAAATATTCACGCATAGTAAATTTCATAGTATTATATTAATAGTATAAAAAAAAGTGATTAATTGATTGTAATAATTATACTTTCTTATTCTTCTTTGCGGTGCGTTTACGCCAATTCTCTTGCATTTTCATTAAATTTCTTCCAAAAATTATTTGACGACGCAATTTGAGTGTAGGAATTACTAGAGTTCCGCGATATTTAAAAGGTTTACCTCGTTCTACCATCTTTCTTAATTTATCCAATTCAGGAATAGTGAATTTGAAATCTTTATCTACCTTTAATGAACGACGCAATCCACCTTTATTTATCTTAAATGGAGGTAGTTTTCGTGTTAATGGCATATTAGTATATACTAAATAATGAGAAATTTAAAAAGAATGGAGTTAATTATAGCTAATCTAAGTCTATAACTTCAAAATCATGTTTAGACCAGAATTTTTTAGAGAATACGCAGTAGGAATTAGTTCCCAAAATAAGTGATTTACTCTTCTCTCCAGTTTCTACATTATAAAATTTATACATTATAGGGTCTCCAAATACAAAATGATAACTTCTTCCATTATGAGTGCTTTCAAATACCTCGACAACACTAGTTTTCTTCATAGAACATGGCGATTGTGGTTTATCTTCAGGAATAGGAGAATAATACTGGACGCTATGAGCCGCTGTTAAATTGTATTCTTCATTCCCATTTCTTTGATTCATACAATAATCTACTAAATCTTCAAACTTTTTCCCATAATTACTAGAGTTTAATACATAATCAGGAATACTCCCGTAATATTTATAAAACTCTCCTGTATTTAAACAAACTGATTTATCTGCTGTTGGCACTATCATAGACCGATATATTTATATATTATAAAAACTTTTATGTGTATGAAATCAAAATTAGTTATTTATACTTAAGAAACCTAAAGAAACTTTAAAAGTAATGAATAAATGAATATTCTTGATGGTAGGGAACTTAGCAAAAAATTATATGAAAATCTCACTCCTCATATAAAATCACTAGTATCGAGAGGAATAACACCCTCTTTAAAAATTATATTAATTGGCGCAAAACCTGATTCAGTAGTATATACAGATATGAAACGCAAAAGATGTGAAAAATTAGGTATAGAGTGTGAAATTATCAAATTACCTAGTTTTGTTGATGCCGATTCAGTTTGTGATATCATTAATGATTATAATCAAAATAAAGGTGTTCATGGTATTATGGTCCAATTACCATTACCTAGTGATTTAGCAGCTGATACAAGAAAAATAGTTGATACTATCTATCCCGATAAAGATGTGGATGGATTAACTAGTGCTAGTTTAGGTAAGATTGTAGCGGAAACCATAGAGATAAATGATTTATGGAATGTCCCTTTTTTCATATCATCTACTATTTATGGTATCCTACATTTTATTGCTGACCGAGAGATTGATTTAGTAGGGAAAAACGTAGCAGTAGTTGGAAATAGTAGCCTTATAGGACTTCCAGCCTCTATAATTCTAAGCAAACTAGGTGCTACTGTTGAAATATCGCAAATTTATACACAGCGCCTTGAAGAACGGTTAAAGGATAGAGATATTATTGTCGTAGGCTGTGGAAAACGCGAGCTTATTCGAGGAGAAAGTGTAAAGGATGGTGCAGTATTAATAGATATTGGAATTAATGTCTATATTAATGATGAAACTGGAGAAAGAAAGATTTATGGAGACTGTAATTTTGAAGAATGTAGCCAGAAAGCAAGACTAATTACTCCAGTTCCTGGAGGTGTAGGACCTATGACTATTTATAGCCTTATAGAACAGTTAGTAAAAAGCGCAGAAGCTAGCGACTACGAATGAATTAATGAATTAATGAATTAATGAATTAATGAATTAATGAATTAATGAATTAATATTTTTTGTTATCCTTATAAAGCCAGAAATAGACTAGTGAATATGGTCACCTTACGACAAACCGGACATTTACTTGAACCTGTATCGTGTATACATTTTGTATGAAAACAGTGACCACACATACCACTACTAATATCTCTGCTTTCAGCTGATTTTACGAAATAATCCATACAAATAGGACAACTACTCTTAGATAATGAATTATCATGTGCTACATATTGTATTACCCTCTTGTAAATATCAACCTTCTTTTCACTTGTAATTTCAGGTAGTTTCAATCCCGAAAGCCTTTGTTTTATGCTATGTAATACCTTTTTAAATACTACCCTTTTCCCAGGAAGAACAAGAAGGCTTCTTATATATTTATGTCTATTTGCTTCTATTTTCCCTTTCTCAATAAAGCAATCTTGACATAAATCTCCACAAAAGGGGTTATGATAAAAGAAATCGGGAAGTTTCTTATCACAGTTATCACAGCTTGTCTCTAAGGTTTTGAAATACTCGTGTTCTATTTTATCTTCTGGATTATGGCGGCGTGTATAAAAATTATATTTATTACCAAATTTAAATTCACTTGTCTTTAGAAATGGAATATGACAACCATGATTAGAGTAATATGTATGGGCTAAGCCTAGTAATGTTATCTGCCACCTAATATCATTACTGTTGAACCATAGACCACTACACATATCGGCAATATCACTATTTATTTGAGGTATCGTCGCATATTCATCAAACAAATTTGTTGCCATTTCCGTATCCCCAGCATTTAAAAAATAATGTTTAAAAAAGAACTCTAAATTGAGATTTATATTTCCACTAGAATTAATTTCACTCTCTACACTATCTTCAAACGCGACTACAGTTGTATCCGCATCGTTTGTTTTATAGTAATAAATATCGGGCACTTCGATTGAATCGGACAAGCTAATTGTTGTAATATACTTGAATTTATCGGTAAATTGTGGCTCATATCCCCAACTATTTTCTGTAGTTTTCTTCATACCTACCATATCTTTTAAGAAAAAGTGAAGTCTAGTAATATCATGGGTTCTATAAGCTACAATAATAAAATAATCAGCCATACGCTCATCTAATTTACGTAAAACTGGATGAATTTTATACTTATTTAATCTATGTGCTAAATCAATTGCATTTGCCTTATCTTCCTCGGTATTATATAAACTAGGTATGTATAATCCAAAAAGGTCTGATAGTGTTTTACTAGCAGGCATATAATATTAAATAAATAGTAATTATATTCTTTAAGTTTCAAGTCTATTTCCTATTTTCATTTGTGATACAACTAAACTTTTAGTAGTATCAATTTGTAATCCTGTATTACTTGGGGTTTTCCTAAGAGGCTTATAATATTTCCCCAATACCTTTTTAAAATCATCAATACTCTTTGGAATAATAGAACTCTGAAGTGTATTAATTTCCAATTCCTCTGTATTTATATGCCTTGTGAATGGCGAGTTAGCGAAAATTGGAAATTCTATCAGTTGGAGTGTGTTTGGACGTTTATTTTCATCTTTATTAACACATTTCTTAACAATTTGTCGCAAATCTCTAGTATAAAACAAAGCTTTATTAAATTTGTTGTGTTTTCCTGAATGTATTTTAATAAGTAATCTGCCAATATGATTACAATTAAATGCTATTTCTAACTCCATTAATTCATATAAAATACATCCTATACTCCATATATCTGTTTTAAAATTATATTTGCGATTGTCTACACATTCTGGACTCATATAGAATGGGGTTCCTATTTGTGTGTGTAAATTTTTCTCTTTGAATTCCGGTATTTTTAGTATTTTTGAAGTATTAAAATCGCATATTTTGAGATTGTATCTATCCGTAATGAGTATATTACTAGGCTTCAAATCACGGTGAATTATATTATTGCTATGGAGATAATCCACTCCCAGTATAATTTGATGTGTATATCGAACTATTGTATCCTGATAGTAATGTGCGCGAGTATTCCTTCTTCGTGTAATCTCTCCAGCCAAATCTCCATTTTTAAAATAGGGCATAAGAATGTAGAGTAGATTTTTGCCAGAAGTTCTCGAACTATCACTAATTTCCACCTTTTTTGATTGTAGGAGATACTTGCATGTGTTCTTTGTTAATATTTGAATTTCTGTAATTAGTAGTGATAAATCATCCTGCATTTTATTCAAATCAACTACTTTTACGGCGGCTTCTCCTTCTCCTCGTTTTTCTCCTAGGTATATTTCTCCGAAAGAGCCACTTCCTATTAGAAATACTAGTCTATAGTCCATAATATTATTAGTTTATTATATTTACATTATTTTTTTTCGATACTTTTAAGATAATCTTTTCCTTTTTCTACTAATACCGAAACTGGTGGTAAATTATAGTTTTGTTCCAAATACACACCAAAAACAACCCCTATAGAAAATACTGATAGATAACTCATTTATGATTAATTATTATTTTTTTTTAAAGTCTAAGAACAATTTATTTGTATTATTATATAAATGAAATTAACTTGCTCATTTAAGAAAAAGCATAGCTTAGAAAAAAGACAAGCTGAAGCTAAGAGAATACTTGAAAAATATTCCGATAAAATTCCAATTATTGTCTCTAGAGACGAAAAGAGTAAATTAAATGAAATTGACAAGTGTAAATACTTAGCTCCAGAGGATATAACCTTAGCGCAATTTGCTGTAATTATTAGAAAACGTATTGAACTATCAGAAAGCGAGGCATTCTTCTTTTTTACAGGAAGTAATACCATGCCTACATCAAGTAGTTCACTTCGCGAATTATACGGCCAGCACAAGGACGAAGATGGATTCCTCTATCTTTACTACTGTGGTGAAAATGTATTCGGGAATTAAATTAAATTAATGACATTAATTAGATTAATGAGAGCATACATAAATAGGGTCATTACTATATACCAGTAATGAATTATAATTTGTTGTATTTTCAATATGGAATCCGCTTGTTCTAATGCGGTCATCTAGTCTTTCAACTAAACTCTGCATGTTTTCTCCTACTAGGAAATCACGTAATTCTTTGAGAATATAATTTACTACTTCTTCAGTCGAGGAATATTTATTAAGGTCAACGTATCGTTGAAATCCCCAGAATAGGTCTGCGGAAATAAAAACAGGTCTAATGAACATTATTTCTTTTTTTTCTAGTATTTCTACCAACCTTCCTCTTAAGTCTTTTTGTTTTATTCTTACCACCTTTCTTATTTTTCTTTAAGGAACGTTTTCTCTTTCTTGAACGGCCATTACCTCCTTGTGGTGCTGCTGCTGCTGCTGCTTCTGCTTGTCTTGCTGCAAAAAAACTTTTTAATAATTCTTCTGCTTCTTTTAATGGTTTTCCATTATTTACTTCAGCTCTTAATTTAATTATTTCACTTTGATTTTCAAAATCTTCAATAGCATCACTCAAATGAACTCCTGTTGTCTTTTTTGCTGCTTCTTCTGTTTCAGCTAATTTTTTTTGGTA